GCTCTTCGTCCCCGTCATGGGTCTTTGGACTAGTTCCATTGGTATTATCGGTCTTGCTCTCAATCTTCGTGCCTACGATTTCGTATCGCAGGAAGTGAGAGCAGCAGAAGATCCAGAGTTCGAGACCTTCTACACGAAGAACATTCTCCTTAACGAAGGGCTACGTGCTTGGATGGCACCTGTTGATCAACCGCACGAGAACTTTGTATTTCCAGAAGAGGTTCTTCCTCGTGGCAACGCACTCTAAGGGATGCTGTGGGGCAGGATGTCCTGACTGCCCCTTCCGCCCTAAAACCAAATAGTGGGGTTCTCTGAACTCCTTTTTTTATGATTAGTTCAGATACACCTTATAAACTTGCTAAGATTATTAGAGATACTTGGCCTCAATTATTCATACTAAATAAAATTCAAAACGATAAAAAAGATATGAAGTTTACAGTCTATTCAAAAGATGGTTGTCCCTATTGCACAAAGGTTCAACAAGTGTTAGAATTGGCACAACTACAGCATGTGGTTTACAAATTGAATAGTGATTTTACCCATGAAGAATTCTATGCAGAGTTTGGAGAGGGTTCTACCTTTCCACAAGTAATTGTAGATGATAAGCATCTTGGTGGATGTATAGACACAGTTCAATATCTGAAGGAGCAGAATCTGGTTTGATGAGTATCAATCTCCACGAAGTTTACAACGATGTCGAAAAAGCAATTGATTATGCATTCAATGGCCAATTTGTTTTAAAATTTTATGATTATCTAAAAATTCGTGGAACTAAAAAAATTGAGGTTGAAGAATTTATTGAAAGTGCCACTGCAAATGAAATCAACAATCTTGTAATGGATCTTGATGATTATCTTGAGGGTGGTTCTGATGAGATTCATAGACAACTTCGTGAGGGTTATGGGCATATTCCAAAACCACAAGCAAGAAAAATAAGAAATTATCTTCATGAAATTTTGGAGGATGCACAAAGATATAATTATGACAAAAGAAAAGGCAGAAGAAAGAAAACTAAATAGATCAGATTCCGAAATCAATCGGGGAATTGAGTTACTACTACGTAATAGGAGGAGAAGATCACAGTCACCAAAAACTTTTCAAGTGAAGTTTGGTAAGATGATTTCTCTCTTTCGCAGAGAGTTTCATTTCTACATTGAATTTCACTTTGATGTTAGAGAAAAGTAAACCTCTGGAGAAAAAGATGTTAGCAGTAACTTTAACAATTGGAACATTGGTTTCAATTATGTTCTTTTTTGTTGGAGGTATGATAGGGTGGATGGCCAAAGAACATTTCTATCAGACTCAACCCGTTTATACGCATCCAGAAATGTTCGATAATAATGGAAACATTATTCCAGATGAAATTTTAGCTGTAAGATTTGAAAACGATTATGACAACTACGACGACGAAGAAGAGGACGACTAAACCCAAAGCCGTTGCTCAATCATTAGAGGAAGTGACTATAGAAAAACTTCCTCCCAATCCATTTATGAATGAGATTCTTGATCTTGTTATAAAACAAAAGACTGATGAAGATAAAGTAAAAATTCTTCAGGAGTATGAGACTGAAGCACTCAAGTCTCTTCTGATTTGGAACTTTGATGAGAGCATTATCTCAGTTCTTCCTAAGGGAGAGGTGCCATATAAGGCCAATGAAAATCCATTAGGCACTGATCACTCATCTCTTCGTAGAGAGTGGAAGCACTTCTACAATTTTGTAAAAGGTGGTAACGATTCTCTCTCAACTATTCGTAGAGAAACCATCTTCATTCAAATGCTTGAAGGTCTGCATCCCAATGAAGCAGATATTGTTTGTCTAGTAAAAGATAAAAATCTACAAACCAAATATAACATTTCTCTCGATGTTATTAAACAAGCCTACCCAGATATTGCATGGGGAGGTCGTAGTTGAGTATTAAGATTCTACATCAAAATTGTGACCCAACATTAGCAGAAGATAGAACTCTTCCTTATAATGCATACCTTGTAAAGTATTATGATGATGACCAATACAATTATGATATTGTAATCTCTAATAGGCAGGTTGATATTTTTGATCATTATTGGGATAAGTATCGAGAAGGATTAAAGAAGTTTAAACAAACTGAAGGTAGAGTCAATCCCAAACTCTGGGAATCACAAACTAAAACTGAAAAGAAGAAAAGATGAGTGAAGGATTTAGTGAAGAAAATCTTGAAGTTGCAATCAACAAAGACGAGGTTGGAAAACTTTTAAAGAGATATAAAAAAATCAAAAAATACATGCGCTCTTCATTGTTCACTGTAAAAAATTTGAATGGAACCGAAAAACTTGTAAGTGGTCTTTTAAAGGATTTGGAAGATGGGGAAACATTATCTACTTAATCTATATGGATGTTCGTTTGTTCTTTTGGATGACGAACGTTGTCTCATAGATTTGTTGGAAAATGCAGCAGTAATAAGCGGCGCCACTGTTGTCCAAACGATTTCAAAAAAATTTAAACCACAAGGAGTTACGGTATTGTGTTTGCTTTCAGAAAGTCATATCAGCATTCATACATGGCCAGAGGAAGGTAAAGCAGCAGTCGATGTTTATACTTGCGGTGATTGTAATCCTAAGATTGGTTGTGACATCATCATCGAGCAACTATATGCCCAACATCATACCTTAAGTTATATTGAACGCTAACACTAAATAACCTTATAGAGACAAACCCGATGACTGGAGGCCGAGGGACTAATTTGTATCAAATTTTACAATTTATCCTTGCTATATAAAAGGAATAGGTCTATAATGACCTTACGTTCATCCCTATGGGACGGAAGTAAGCCGACTCGGAACGGATCGTTCATCTATGGAAATCATTCTCTGGACTTGCGTTGAAGCTCAAAAGCTTATTAATAATGTTCGCACTTCAAAAGTGCCGAATGAGGTAAAAGCAGAGCTCATTCAAATTCATAAAGAACACGCACCAAAGACCTGTAAATTCATAGACGCAAAAGCCGACTGAAGGAACGCTCTTTAACCTCAAAAACTAAGGAGAAAACCTAATGTCTAAAGTCGTATATCGTGGTGTTGAATACGATACCGAAAAGCGTATTGCATATCAACAACAGATGCAACAACAACCCCAACAATACAACGAAACCTATCGTGGTGTTAAGTTTGTAAAGGAGGGTCACAAGTGAAGAAACTTAACTTTCTTCAACTCATTAAAGAACAAAAACAAAAAGAAAATCGCAAGCATCTAGCAAAACTAGTGATGGCAATGCGTTAATGTTCTGGAGGGTTGATTCCCTCCTTTTTTTATGGTATAATTATTGTAAAATTAATTGGCAACATGTCTTTAAAAATTAACTTTTTCTGTGAAGAAAAGTACCGTGATAGAGTACCAGAACCAATTCCAGCATCAAAATCTTTTCCAAAATGGTTTTCTGAGCTTTCTTTTGATAATTCAAAATTAAAGTATAGACAAGATCCAAATAATATACATAACCTAATACAAAATAATGATAATTTTAATGTAAAAAAATGTTTGGGGATACAAGATTTTTTGAATACTGGATATATTATTCCATCTTGGGGAGATTTTATTTTCAGAGAATCTGATAGTGGCGAATTGTATATTAATTGGATGGAAAATTATTATGATGATACTTCATATCAACCACATCCAGATTTTCAATATAAAACAATGCCAAATAAACCAGTTTATGGGCATTTTGGAAAAATATTTACTCCTTGGGTAATTAAAACTGATCCTGGTGTTTCTTGTTTAATCACTCATCCTTTCTGGCATAGAAATAAATCTTTTACTTCTACATCAGCAGTTATGCACACTGATAATTTTGGATTTAGAATTCCCTGGTTTTTTGAATGGAATTATAAAATTGAATCTGGTATGGATTTAGAATCTATGTCAATCGAAGATCAAGTTGTGGGAAAAGGTGAACCACTTGTATTAATAATTCCATTTTATAGGAAAAATTATACTTCAAAAGTTGACTACATTTCATCGGAGAAATGGAATACTTTATATCTCTCTCAAATGAATCAAACTCATGATACAATGGGGGGGCAATGTCCATATAAAAATTTTAGAAAAACTCTTGGCAAACTTTTTGGATAAATCAAATGGATAAAGAAAATCTCAAACTGATTGTAAGAAATTTAGAGTCTTTGGTAAATTGCCTGAAAGCAGAACTTTACTCTGAAGATTCTCAACAATTAGAAACTAAGTACGAAGAAGTTGCTCCTTACATCACCGATTACGACGAAATTTTTTATGACGATGAATATGCCGACTGAATTTGAGTTCATGAAACCAGAAGTTAAACTTATTAGTGTTACACCAGATGCAGAAAAGCACATGGCTTACTGTGCAAGGGTGAGTAATCCCAACAACCAGGAGAACGAAAAGTTTTCTGGACTCCTCAAATATTGTATTCAACATCAGCACTGGTCGATCTTTGAACAAGCGACGATGACTGTGGAGATTAACACCACTCGTGGTATCGCAGCACAGATTCTTCGTCACCGTTCATTTACCTATCAAGAATTTTCGCAACGATATGCTGATACTAATCTTTTGAGCAAAACCATTCCTCTTCCTGAACTCCGCCGTCAGGATGATAAGAACCGTCAAAACTCTATTGATGATATTCCTGATTATTTAAAACTAGTTTTGAGTGAAGACATCCGTGTGCATTTTGAGCATTCTCTACACCTCTACAATCGACTTTTAGAATCAGGAGTGGCAAAGGAGTGTGCAAGGTTTGTACTGCCCCTGGCAACACCCACACGCCTGTATATGACGGGATCTGTGCGTTCTTGGATTCACTATATTGATCTGCGTTCGGCTCATGGGACGCAAAAAGAACACATGGATATTGCAGAAGAAATTCGTTGTATTTTCATTTGCAAATTTCCTGCTGTTGCACAAGCACTTGAATGGAATAAGTCAGAAGAGTGTCCAGAGTGTGTAGATGCACCATCCATTATCATCGAATAAATAACCTTACTTATTATTAAGACTATGCCAACATATCCAGTTAAGCATTTAGAAACAGGTGAAACCAAAGAACTCTACATGTCAATGGTAGAGTATGAGCAATGGAGAAAAGACAATCCTGGATGGGACAAGGATTGGTCTCAAGGATGTGCTGGCGTCGGAGAAGTCGGTGACTGGCAACAGAAACTTGTAAACAAACAACCAGGGTGGAATGAAGTTCTTCGTAAGGCTTCAAAGATGCCAGGCGCAAAAGTAAAACCTTTTTAATTACATATGGCAAGAGGAAGAAGAAAGGGTTCTGAACAACCTATTGGTGTCGGAATGACAACTCGTGCGATGAGGAAAAATAAAAAAGCAATCAATGCAGAATTGCTTTTAGATATTGATCCGCTGACAGACAATCAAGAACAACTTTTTAAGTCATTCTTTGATGGAAAAAACATTGTTGCATATGGCGCAGCAGGAACAGGTAAAACATTCATCACTCTTTACAATGCCATCTGTGATGTTTTAGATGAGCGTAGTCCTTATGATAAAATTTACATCGTAAGATCCCTTGTGGCCACCCGTGAAATTGGTTTCCTTCCCGGAGATCATGAGGATAAATCAAGTCTTTATCAGATTCCTTATAAGAATATGGTAAAGTACATGTTCCAAATGCCATCTGATTCAGAATTTGAGATGCTTTATGGCAATCTCAAAGCACAAGGAACTATTTCTTTCTGGAGCACATCATTCATCCGTGGAACAACTCTTGATAATGCTATTATCATTGTTGATGAATTCCAAAACTTGAATTTCCACGAACTTGATTCAATCATCACCCGTGTTGGTGAGAATACAAAGATTATGTTCTGTGGAGATGCAACTCAATCAGACTTGGTGAAAACAAATGAGAAGAATGGAATCGTTGACTTCATGAGAATTCTTCGCGTCATGCCATCCTTTGATATTATTGAATTTGGTATTGAAGATATCGTTCGCTCAGGACTCTGTAAAGAATACATCATCGCTAAAACTGAACTTGGATTTTAATAATGTTTAATCATGTAAATTTAGATCTTCCTCAATTAGAAAGAGAAGCAATTGATGGGGTGAGATACTATAAGGTTTTAGGTGAGGAAGATCTTATTAAACTTGTATCAATTACTTCAGTTATCAGTCATTTTAACAAAGAAATTTTTGTAAATTGGCGAAAAAAAGTTGGTGATGCTGAAGCAGATAAGATTACTCGCCAATCCACAAGTCGTGGTACAGATATGCACACACTTGTGGAAAATTATCTGTACAATAAAGATCTTCCATCAGTCCAACCACTCTCAACGATGTTGTTTCAAATTGCTAAACCAGTTCTGCATCGCATAAATAATATTCATGCTCTTGAAGGTGCTCTTTACAGTCAGTTCTTAGGAATTGCAGGTACGGTTGATTGTATCGCAGAGTTTGATGGAGAACTTTCAATCATTGATTTTAAGACTTCTAAAAAGCCAAAACCAAGAGAGTGGATCGAAAACTATTTTGTTCAGTGTTGTGCTTATGCCTGCATGTTACATGAATTGACAGGCATTTCGGTTAAAAAATTTGTAATTATTATGTCTTGTGAAAATGGAGAGGTCGAAGTGTATGAGGAAAGAGATAAGAAAAAGTACATTCGACTACTCACACAGTACATTAAGAAATTCGTGAACGATAAACTTGAAACAATTGCTTGACAAATGTTTCGTCCTGAACTAAAATGTCTTATGAGTTTTAACAGGTACAAAATTGCACATCACTGTTTTGGGGATCATGGAAAATGAATTAGAAAAGGTTCTAGAAAACAAGTTTTTTTGCCCTTCACGATTTGCACAGGAGATTGAAGGTCTCGTGCAAACTAATGAGGATATGAATTACATTGATGCTATCGTTCATTTCTGTGAGCAAAATAACATTGATTTGGAGTCAGTTCCAAAGTTAATTTCTAAACCGTTGAAAGAGAAACTTAAGTACGAAGCAATGCAACTTAACTTTCTCAAAAGAACCTCCCGAGCAAAATTGGTCTTTTAATTCCATTTTGGGGGCAAAAATTTCCCGGCAAAAAATCCCTATATTACTTTTTGAAATG